GTCCTTTACTTCGTTGATTTTATCGTCAAGACGACTTTTAGGAACCATGGTGCCAAAACCTGCTATTACTTTATCTGCCTGTTCCTCTGATAAACCTAAAGCGATTAAATCTTCTTTTTTCATCGTATAGCCTCCTATTTCGCATTATCGTAGTACGCACGATAGGTTCTTGCTTTGAATCTTTTACGTCTGCAAAGCAAAAAAGACGCATGATCAGCTTTATGCAACATACTTTGCTTCCCATTCTTTATAGTTCATTTTCTTAATCCTACCGTTAGCAGAATTTCGTGTTTCATAAGCCATATACTCAGCTTCATCAAAAAATGGAATCGTGGTAGTTCTGCAATGCGCATGAAATGGGGGTGCATTAGTACCTGGCTTGTAATCCTTCACAAAGTAAATATTCATATCCTGCTCTTGGCAAATTTCAGATGTGCGATTGTCCAAAGTAGCAAGGATTTGATAACGTTCCAGATCCGCTTCAATGTATGAGTTATTAGCGGCAATGTTATGAAAGAAGTTAGCTTCTGTTCTTACCAGTGCTTCTGCTCTACTTAATACCACGTCAGTAGCTATGCTGATTGCCCTTGATGTTTTACTAAGGGAGCGGCCTTGCCTAAATGCCTTTTCTAACTCCTTTCTAATCGTAACCATAGTTGCCGCTTCATGGTCCCAAATGCGCTTTGAAAACTCCTTACCTGACCAGTTATAGGTGAGTACTTCTTTCATAACGCTATCCGTTAACCTAGTGACAGGCTGATAAACAGCAGTGAATGTGGCAATGTGATATAAACCTTTATAATAAGAGTTTTCGTATACTTCTGTTAAACCTGTAAACGTATAAGCCTGTAACCCTTTCGCACCACCATATAACTCAAGCATCTGCAATTGAATCTGTAAATGGAGCATCTCTAATCTAGAGATACGGGCACGATAGCCAATTGCCTCTAATATACGATCGTATTCTGGATTCCCTGACAAGGAAAGAGCTTTGTATTGCTGCAATGTAATATTACGAAAATCTTTTAACTCTTTGGCCGTTAAATACTTCTTAGCCTCTGCATAGGAAATCTTATTATCAATAGCATAACGAGAATAAAACACCTCAATCTGCTGTATGATGTTCACTTGTGCCATGCGTAGCTGTTCTTCCATACGAGCAAGGTACTTACTGGCAATAAGCTGTGATTCCAATTCACGTTGTGCAGCACGATTTTCCCAATACTTACTCATTGTCAATCACTTCCGATTGAGACTGGCGCTGTTTCTCCAAAGCCTCTTGATACTCATCTATCTCTTTCTGTTCTTCCGCTTTTTGTTTGGCTAACCTATCCTCAACTTCTGGCGTGTACCATGGATGATTTTCACGGTTGGTTTGATCATCAATAATCCCTACTGACTTCTCACACATTTCAACCGCTTCAACTTCATTAATAATAATGTCACGATTAAAAACAAATTTTACTTTTTCTTCAGTAAAATCACCTTCTCCAATCATTTGCAAATAATGTGTAATGAACCACATCATGTGCTCAATACTAGACTGCATTTCACTTTCTAAAATGTTGCAATCCATATCTAAATCACTGTAGCGGAATTTAAGTGCTACCCCAGATGCATTGCCCAGATTTTCATGTAATGTATCAACTCCACGGCCAAGCTCATAAATAGCTCTACGTGTACGTTCAAGTTCTTTTTCGTTAGCTTCAGTTTGAATCTCAGCAGATAATTTATCAACATCACCATTTTCATCCGTTTTGACTGCACGATAGACATTAAGATCATGAAGAAGCTCTTTTAAATCGACCCCACCATAGTTAATGAGTTTATAGATAAAATTAGGAATATCAGCAAGAACATCTGCATTTGTAGAAGCTTGGGTATTGTAATTGTCAACGAGTGATTTAATCTGTTCAATTAGAGGCTGCTCTTCCTCGTTATACCTGAAATGAATAAGGGGTATCTTTTCCCACAGAACCGGTTGATCACCTAATAAAAAGTGATATCCTTGTTTTCCTCCCGCTGGGACATCAGAGATGAGTGTTGAACCTTCAAATACGTAGTGATCTATCCCATCACTGTGATAATGCTCTACCTTTTTCAACGTCTTTTTGGTCGTACCATCGTAATGATTGGTTTCATAAACCCGTAAAAACGCCTCAATTTTCATATTTTCAGAGTCAGCATAAAACGGTATGATCTGCTCGGATGGAAAACGCATAAAACTAAGCTCCCCAGCTTCATTAAAGTAAGGATGCAAGTAAGCTACACCTTTGTTAACGGCCTCTTTTCCTACTTTACGTAAGCGGTTAATCATGCCAGCATCAAATATGTCATCTAACTTTTTCTGATAACCTTCATTCACTAGTGACTGAAGGTTGTTTCGAAAGAACATATCCAATCTTTTGATCAACAAGTTTCTTCACATAGCCATGTATCAGCTTTAAGTTGGACTTCCACTCTGCATCCCGCTTCTTTTCTTCAATGTCCATCTTATTTTTGTAATACCTATCACCCGTTAACATGAGCTTCCGTTTTGGAGAATCCTCCCACTCCTTTATCTCATTAAGAAGCACTTGTTCATTTTTAATAACACTTGCAACCATTCGTTTTATCACCTCCTCCATCTGTTCATGCCAACGCGGTCTATATAAATCCTCAATTAGCATTTAATCACCTCACTTTAAAACTGACATGGATGGTCGCTTCATATCTCGTTCAAATGCATAGCGAGTACCATCAATAGTATGATTATCCTTATCCTCTAATCGAGGAAGCGGATTGCCTTATTTATCTGTTTGATAGTCAATATTTTCAAACTCTCTCGCGATATTTGGTGTACGGGCCGGGTCAATGCAAATGAAATCTAAATCATCAAGCCATTCCTCACCATACTGAACACTATCAGGCCCTTTTTTAGCAGCTTTTATTCGCTTAATATCATGATCATTTTTCAACTCTGCGATTGATTTCGGTTCGGCACTATCAGCAAATATTTCATCTGATTGGTACCCTTTTTGTTTCAATTGTTTTGCCAATTCACGGTTGCTGATTTTCACACCGTATATTTCATCGATAGCATAGATTCCGTTTTTCTTCTTGTCATAATGCCATCGAACAAATGCCAGTGGATCAGTCGCGTAACCAAAGTCAACACCATTTCGAATATTGTCAAAGGATGC